CATCAGGTTTCTGACAACTGATACCTTTGCGTTGGACATCATTTCCTCCAATCCTCATCCAATAAGTAAACTCACCGCAATACGGACTAAATCCGGCCCTTGATGCTGTTAATCTTTTGATCTGATCATCCGTGCATTCTACCTGAGTTTTACTGTTAACACGTTCTCCATTTTGGGTTTCAATAGTTTGGCTAGTATGACAATACTGTGGCTTTTTCGCTGAAACCTTAGGTGCTGAAGAACACCCGACTAATAATAGGCCGGCTAATATGATAGCGATCTTCATTACTGTGCCTTCGCAGACTTGGCTTCTTGCATCAATCTCTCAAAAGTTTCCAGAGGCATCTTGATCCGTACATAGGTATGCACACGGCTAGTAGCAGCCAATTGATAAGAATGCTTCTTGACTTCAAGATGCTCTCGGATCACGGTATCTACCACTTTGTGCTCGACAAAAGTTCGAGTGTTGCGCTTGTCATTGGTGATGTCAATAGTGGTAGACGAGTTGACCGAACCGTTGATGCGTTCGGCGAAACCCTTGACAGCGAATGCATAGGCCTGTGCTTCTGCGGCCTGCTCATAGATGCTTTCTCCCATTCCGCAGGCATAGGCAAATTTGTCACGATTCCAGAACTTCCACCCTTCGGAGCCGATCTGTTCGCAATCAACATACCAATTAGGATGCGCTTTGGTATCACGGACTTCGATGGTTTTCATAGAAGAGCAGCCAGTGACTGCCGCAGCCATAATGCCGATTATAATTGCCTTTTTCATAATTACCTTTCTGTGTGTGAGTTACGACATTAATAATTATAGCATCGCAGCCAACCAAAGTCAACTACGGTGATTACCAATCTACTTGAAGAAGATCAATGCCATCATCACGGCCTGGAGCATGAATCCAAAACCCAGGGTGACGATATTGAACATGTCTCGTTTGGCAGCGGCTTTGGCGAACAGCAGGGCCAGTCCAAACCAAACCATCAAAACCAAATCCACCGCAGGCATCTTGTCAGTGATGCCTGCCATCACTGCTAAGAAACTAGGTATAGTGGCCGAGTGTAAGACCAAAATGGCCACCCATTCTAGGCTCTCCGGGCTCAGCCGACTGAAATATCTTTTGAGACCGTCGCGGACCTTTTCTATGTCAAATGTTTTCATTTGGTTTCCTGTAGAAGATGTGGGCTCCAATTTTAATTATCCTTTCTAGTTTCCAGTTAGGGCTGACGTAATCAGCATGATAATACAATGCTTTATTTAAGCTGTCAAGACGGAATCCTTCCAGGTAGACTTTTTTAGCCACTGCATAACTATCGGCATAGGCCTTATCGTTGATCTTGCGATTTCTATGGTTAGCATCGCAGTACCAAGAGAACTGGCAGATAACCGTGGAAAAGATCACGGTCTTTTCGTAGACTACTCCGCATACCGTTTTTGGAAATCTCGGATCCTTCACCCTGTTTAGTGTGACCTGAGCGACAGCTACTTTACCTTCGAACGGTTCGTATCCCGCTTCGCGATAGATGTTCAGAGCAAGACATTCTAGATCTTTTTCTATGCTCTCCGCAGATACAAATTGATATCCTTCTTGTCCGCTTAACTTTTGAAATTTCCATCCGGTTATCGAACTTACTACAAACATCACCAACAACAGCGATACTGCTATACTACCCAATCTAAGAGATTGAAACATTGTGTTCCTCCTTTCATTTGGTGTCACGATCTTCTGTGACATTACACTACAGGGAGTTAACTTCACGAGGCTCTATAAGAGAACCCTTGGTTCGTGTAGTCGTCTCCATCAGTTACGACACGCTGCCTTGCTGTTTACAAGACTGCGCTTTCACCTTTGGCGAGCATGGCTTCCCGAATCTCACGGGTTTCTCATTGGCCAAGACTCGCGGGTCTGGACATTAAACTGGTTCGCTCCGTCCGGACCAACTATCTCAGTTTCTTGCGAAACGTTTAATATATATCGCATTTTACTGTCAGAGTGTAAAAAATACACGATTATCGACGATTTTTGACAATATTTACAACGAAATCTTCAAAAACTTTTTCCGGCCAGGTACTCTTTGCGTTATTAACCCAATGAGTGGTAAATCTCACATTGCCTTTTACATAGCCTTTATTGTTGTTGATTCTATCCAAACTCGCTCGATATGGGTTTTTGTCTTCTCTAGTTCCAGATTTTGTCTGCATTTTAATGCCGCTTACAGCACACAATCCGTTTTGTCGATGCCACAGTTTAACGAGATAATCTCGATCGAGATCAAAATCCCATCCGTTGTTTTTAGCCCGTTTAGCGCTGTCTTTTAAAATAGTCATTGATAACCAAGGACCGATATCATTATCGGCATTTTGAAATACTTTCTTTATGTACCGTTCTCTTTTATTGTCAATCAAAAATAGGGTGTTAAATGTCATTCTATCGCCTCATTTTAGAAATTTCAACTGCCTCTTCATCAGAAAAAATCGGCACAGCATTACTCTTGTGCATGGTACCAATGCCTTTGATCTTAGTGCCTGTATAGACTTTCTGTTCGGGCTTGGTGCAGGGACCAGCGGTAAATGGAAGGCTTTCGATCTTAGGTTGGTCGCTGCCTCGATAAGATCTAGGTGCAGGTTTCCAGGTATCCGCAGTCATGGCTCTGCGGCGCTTCTTTTCTTCTGATTCGATACCCCATTTTTTCTGTAGGGCCTTCCAAGATTCTTCCAATTCGCGAGCCTTGCGGGCTTCGTCGGAATTGCGGAACTGGCGTTTGCCCTTGCGTTTGCCTGTGGTGGATAACCAAGGGCCTTCTAGATGCATGCTCAAAAGATCCTCCTATACAGTTAGATAATGCTAGTATTCTAGCATCTCTCCTAGAAGTTGTCAATCAAAATCTTTTTTGAGCGTTTCTGCCGTTTCGGGATCCAATTGAATCTCTTTTGGGGTATCGCCGAGATAGTAGCCAAAGTACACAGGAAATCCTGCTTGCCACAGTCTCCTTTCGTGTTGAGGCAATCTCCAGCACACATAGTCATCTGGTTTGACGATCGGTTCTTTAGGAGGCTCGTTGTAGGGGCGATTGAGTTCAGGTTCCGATCCTGCCCAGCCGCTGCTTCCTGGAAAGGCATAATTATATGGCCCGGTATCTACTCTAAAGTATAATTTTTTTGCTGCTTCTGGCAGCGATCCGAGCGACTTGTCATATTCTAATATTTTTGCCTCTAACACGATACCGTTACCATAGAAACATTCATTGAATTCAAGTTTAAACAGGTCGCTCAATTCTAATTTTGTAGTAAGCATATAATCCTCTCTGACAAATATTAGTTATCTCTCTAAAAAAGAGAGCCCGGATAAACCGGGCTAGAATACAACTATGTTTAAAATTAATTTTGTAAAACTCTTGATACTGCGGTAATCACTGAGGCAATGCGGCCGATGTCACGAAGTTGTTCTACTGTATAGCCTTCCTTCTTTAGTGTTTCATAGTGTGCTTTGACGCAGAAATGACACTTACCTACGATCGAAGCCGATAATGCGTATGCTTCGAATCTGGCCTTAGTAGTTCCGCCATGTGTAGCGATGGCATTCATACGTAACTGTGCCGGCAATCCGCTGAGTGATTCATCCTCGGCCATTTCTACGTAAGGATACCAAACATTGTTCATGGCCATTAAACTGGCTGCGGTAATTGCGGCTTCGGATTCTCGTTGATCTGCGATCTGACTCTGCATCCAAGTCCATAGTTTTGAATTACCTGTGGCAAAAGCCGCCGCGAGAGCAACCGCTTCTGCTTCTTCCTGTGGCAGAGTAGAACGCTTGACTACGGCATCGATATTGAGTCGTGTGTCCTTAGCGTAGTCAGGAATAGTATCCTTGATTTGATCTACCCATGCAGTCATTTAAGCCACCTTTAGTTTTTTGGTTTCTAATGTATCTGCACCTACTTGACGGTTACACTCACAGAGTTCGCCAGTTTGTAGTGCATCAAGAATACGCAGAGTTTCTTCTGCGTTACGGCCAACGTTCAAGTTATTCACAGTAACATGCTGGATGACATTGTCTGGATCAACGATGAATGTTGCGCGAAGGGCCGCACCCGCCGGAACAAAGAACACGCCCAGTTGCTCAACAAGACTCAGTTCACCGCGCTGTGTGTCAGCGAACTGAACGTGCTTGATCTTAGCAAGGTCGCTGTGTGCTTTCTGCCAGCCTAGTTTGCAGAACTCATTGTCTGTGCTTCCAGTCAGCAATACTGCATCACGGTCTGCGAAATCTTGTTGTAATTTATCATAGGCAACGATTTCTGTGGGGCAAACGAAAGTAAAGTCTTTTGGATAGCATACGATAACTTTCCATTTACCTTCAAAAGACTTTTCAGTGATGTCAAAAAACTTATCACTACCTGGATTGATACCGGTCACTACAAATGCTTCTAATCTATCACCAATTGTTTTCATGTGTTTCTCCTTGTGTGTGTTGAAAACTTAGAACTATTTTACAATTTATTTAACCTATAGATCAAGAGATTTTAATAGGTTTTTGTTATTATTTTCCTATGGAGTTCATAGGTAAAAACAATATTGTGCGTACAAAATATGCACTGGACAAGTATATAACCAACGGTCAGTAGGGGTCAAGAAAAAAGTGGCCCGAAGGCCACTTTTGGTATTTTGGGAAACAAGGCATACCAACCCCGTGGAGACTACGCCGCTAGGCGAGTTTCTCCAAAAAATGCGTCGTTTGCATTTATAGTTTTGCTTGATTTACAGTCATCGCCTACTGTGTTGCCGTCTCCGTTATCTCACCCTGTCGAAACCGGTCGGACCCCTCAGAAACACACTGTACAGATATTAGCAATGGCCTCTGTGGGACGATCAGTGTGCTTTTGGTGGATCCGGGGGGAATCGAACCCCCGTCCAGAATGCCTTCACATCGAAGGATGTACAACAATACTGTTATTTAACTATCTCTTGACTCTAATGTCAATACTTTTAGATTTAGTAACATGTTTTCTACTGTTAGTTTGGTTATAGTACTAAGTAGAATGACTTTGTCATCGAACGTGTATTCGGGCTTGTCAAACATTTCTAATATGCTAGTCGCCACCATCTTATAGGCCTGTTCTTTGCCTACGGCCAATCTATCCCAAGGTATGGAATCCTGTCCTTCTACCTCTTGTGCTATATCTACTAGGAGATCTAGATCTACTTTATGCATAAATTATTTGATTTCTAATTGGTCTATGCTGGTACCAAATACGCCTTTGGGGAAAACGTTAAATGCTAGGCTATATCTGGTTTTGTCTGATAGATTTTCTGTGACAGAATGATATAAAAGGCTAGGAAATAATATCAAATCGCCGACTTGAGGATATATTCCCCAGGCATCGGCGTTGAATACATTTAATCGATCTTGATCACCGTGTTGTTGATAATTGAATCCAATCTCAACCGTATCAGTCCAAAGGTTATAATAACTTTTATCTTTTTGGAACACTATGGCACCGCTTTGATCATAGACTTCGAGATAATAGATTCCGCTTATGATGCTGTTAGAATGTCGATGAGAGCCTGCAAAATCATTCCTGTCGTGCCTATTGACCCAACTATTCTGTATCTCAAAGTTCAATCGATCATCACAGTCTAATATCTGGTGGAGGAAATAATCAATGTGAGCCTGTATTTTTCCTCGAAGACCGACTAGTTCTGCCGAATCTAATATGCGTTTGTTTTCAGTGTAACTGCCATTTTCTGCAGGCATGCGAGAAAAGACCTGTGATTTTATAAAATTTAAATCATCGCTATCACGTTCTATATTAGACTGATACAAGGGAATAGGAAACAACGGAGTAAGATTATGATTCATAGCGTAAGTTCGCTATTGCCTCCGCGACCAAAGACGCCTTTAGGAAACACGTTGAATGCTAGACTATATCTTATTATATCAGATTCATTGATCAAAACGCTATGTGCCAACGTGCTGGGGAAAATCAATATGTCGTTGTGTGCGGGAATAAACACGCTGGCATCGGTGGTGAAATCGGTGGTTTCGTCGAAATCTATTCTGATAGTATCGTGCCACAAGGGTTTATATGATGGTTCTTTGTGGAAGGCTATACCCCCTGACCGTTCATCTACATTGAGATACATTACTCCGCTAATAAGACTATTGGCGTGTGTATGCATTGAACTGTAACCGCCTTTGACCACTTCATTGACCCACGATGTGGTTATCTGCCATGCTATGTCTTTTTGGCACTCTAAAATATTGAAGGCGAATGTGTCTACGTGATCCTGTACTTGCTTTTTCAGTCCAGAAAATTGTGGCAGGTCAAGGATATGCCGTTCTTTGGTTTCTTTATGCGTGATAAACTCGAGCATATACCTGTCATTGGTTTCCCATTCAAATCCGTTGGTTAATTTGTGATAGGTTAAAGTATCTACTCTGATCTTACTTCTATACACAGGAACAGGAAATAACTTGTGTACGGTATAATTTATCTGATCCATCCTATCTTCTTTCCTGTGCTTTTTCGTTGATCGTATTCTGCAACACTACCTGGAAAACGCCAAGCCCATACAGCAACCAATGCCATAAACACAGCAGTGCTTAAAATACCAATAGGTTTGACACCGCCTGCCCACATCAACACAAGGCTCAGCGACATCATACCAATCATAAAGAATTTCATCTTTGTAGGGAACACACGTTTTTCGTTCCAGTTGGTGAGGAATGGTCCAAACAGTCGATGATTATACAACCAACGATGCATGCGCTCGCTGCCTTTTGAAAAACAGTAGGCAGCGGCCACCACCCAGATGCTGTAAGGAAATCCCGGAGTCACCACGCCTACATAGGCTAAACCTAGGCAGAAGAATCCTAGGACGTTCCAAAATATTTTTTTCATATCAATTTACGTTTACATTACCGCTGCCGGATGTCGCATGGCCGCAAGTGGCTATATCACCTGCTTTACATACGGGAATTCCGTTGGCAAACACATTGGCGCTGGCAGTGACCATCACTGGTGCTGCATGAGGTCCTTTTCCATGGGGAATAACAGGAGCACCCAAAACCGTGACTGGAACCCCATTAGCAAACACTGTGGGAGCAAGGGCACCTACGATCGTGCCTCCTGCTTTGTCAACTCCTACTCTACTGATTCCAGGCATGATTATCCCGCTATGGCTATGCCAGTGGTGCCTTGCGTATACTGGTTCGCGAATTCCTGTTCAGTGTTCACTATGACCATTACCGCAGATTTATCGATAGTAAGATCTTTTTCATGATCTACGGTAAACAAAAAAGGTACCATGCCCAATCCCTTAGGCCCAGCACTCAATGTCAATGGTTTTGAGATTTTATATCCGGTAGCAGTCGTTTCTACCAATTTGGCCAATATCTCTTCTCCGTTCACTAATTTTATCGTAACGACTGATCCTTCGGTCAATCCTTTGTCAATTAACATGTTTTTCCTTTGCGAAGTATGCTTTTAATTCTGTAAATCCACCTATCAATTTTTCATCTAAGAAAATCTGCGGTAAGGTTCTTGCATTAGGTACTGCTTCGAGAAGTTCTTCGCGTGTGTAGCCATCACCGATTTTTCTTTCTTCAAATGCGATATCTTTCTGTGTCAGCAATGATTTGGCTTGATCACAGAACGTACAATTATATTTGCTCCAAACTACTGCTTTCATCGTTTTCCTTTCTATGCCGAATAAACTGTTTTACCTTTGCTATCAACTACTCGTACCAATAATGCACCTGCACGTTTTTTTCTTAATGCTTCTGCGATGGCTGCGGATTCGTTGCTGAAAGAACTGGCATTCTTCCAAGAATCAAATGGGCTACGCATCTTATATTGTGCTTTGTAGTTCATAATTATATAGCCGGTAGCGACTCATAGTCAATATTTTCACTCATCACACCAATCACATAATTGGTGCTTTCGTTTTCTTGTAGAGCAGTTTGCTTCTTGCTGGTATCACTGTGTTTGTTGAACCAGGGAATAGGTGTAGTTCTTGGTGCTGCCTGCTGATATTTAATCCCAATTTCTTTTAGTGCGGTCAGGGCGGTATAATCTACGAAA